AAAAATACATCGAACTGGGAGTATTTTGTAAAAAGACCTTTGGTGTATTTTTGATGGGGGTGAAATGGTTTCGACAGGGTAACAAGTAGAGGCATGGACAACTCATCACAGAGAGATGTAAAAAGTAAATCAAAGTAAATGCAAATGATGAAAAATTCATATTGGCAGCCTAAACGCTGACTAGGGTTCGGTGGGTTCCTCGTAACAGAATACCCACCATATTTTTTTAATAACAAGGAGTTTGAATGGGAACAACAGTAACAATTGGCCAAACGCCAATTAATACAACATATGTCGGTGTCACAGGCACAACCGGTGGTGCTGGTACAGGTGCCAAATTTGACGTAACGAAAACTAATGGTGTATATACCACAGTCATTGAGGCCACAAACCTTGGTACTGGTTATGCAATTGGTGATACTGTTACTATTGCAGGTACAAATTTAGGTGGAACAATTGCTAATCCTGATGTGGTCGTAGTGACTGGCATCGGTACAGGCGGTAAGATTTCTACATTTAGTGCTGCAGGTACAGGCCAGATTGGTAATGGTTTGAATTATACTATCATTGACGTTACAGGTGTTACATCTTATAACCTAGGCGATAAGAGTGCTGACTTTACCGTTGTAAATGACACAGCAAACAAGAATATCCTAGTTACATCTGCATTGATGACTGCTGTTTCTTATAAATTAGAAGGAGTGAATCGTGTTGCATATACTGACAAATCCACTGCTTTTGACCTTACTGGTACTGCTGGTGATGTATACGCATTATTGAAAGCTTCATTTGGTGGTACAGTAAGTACAACATATGAAGGCATCGGTATCAAATTAGAAGATGCAGGTACAACAAGTACACAAATTGCTCAGGCAATCGTGACTTCTGCACCATTTGTTGCAACCAATCTTGATTATGCTACATTTGTTAATAGTGTATATGCTAATGTAATGGGTGTTACACCAACACCAACACAAGCACTGCCTTATATTAGTGCATTAGCAACAGGTTCAACAACAGAAGCAGCATTGTTAGTAGCAGCTGCTCACCTTACTACTTTCCAACAAACTATCGGTTTGATTGGTGTAGCGCCAGCAACAACTGGTGTTCTCTCAACTTCTGGTATTGATTATATACCAGCATAATTCATTTAAGAAAAGGAAATATAAATGAAAAAGACTCTATTAGTAGCAGCAATGTTAGCTACATTTGGTGTTGCACAAGCTATGGACTTAGGTCTTACTGCTGGTCGTGACTATGCAAACCCACATAGCAATGACTATGGCATTTCTCTTGGCCAACAAATGGGCAAGTATAGTGTAACTGGTGAAATCGAGAGTGTTAAACACGCAGGTTTCAAAGAGAACCGTTATGACCTTATTGGTGGTTATGACCTTTATTCTTTTAAAGGCAACACATTGACTGCTAAAGTCGGTGGTGCATATGTCAGAGTTGAAGGTGTTAAATCTGGTTATGCTGGTTCAGCAGGCCTTGGTCTAACAGTACCTGTAGCCAAAAACGTAGCATTGACAGCAGACTATCGCTACCAACAAACACAAAAACGCATTGACACCTACACAGGTAATAGCGTTACTGCTGGCATCAAAATCTCTTTCTGAGATAGTTTCGGTGGGTTCTTAAAACCCACCATCCCTTAACTCTAAAGAAACACATGAGAAGTAAACCTGTACTCATTAGCGTATTCTTTTCTGCAATTATTGTGATGTTATCCTGTGTCAACATCGACACACAAAAACTTTTACCATTCAAAACATCATATAGTGAATTGGCCGAACCAACAAAGGTTCAAATCACTTGTTTGGCAGAAAATATCTACTTTGAAGCGGCACATGAACCTGTAGATGGTTGGAAAGCCGTGGCATTTGTGACTGTAAACAGAGTCCAATCTGGTTATGGTGACACCATATGTTCCGTGGTTAAACAAAAAACCAATGGGACATGTCAATTTTCTTGGTATTGTGAAAGAACTACCGAAAAAGACTTGACAATACATGATAGAAGACTGTATAATGAGATTTTGGAACTTGCAACCAATCTGGTTGTTAATTATGGAATAATGAAAGACGTAACAGATGGAGCAACCTATTATCACGCCACCTATGTCCAACCAGGTTGGACAAAGTTGGAGAAAGTTAAACAAATTGGTAACCACATTTTTTACCGGTCGAAAAAAGATTCAATTGACAGAAACAAGGAGTTCATTTAAAATGGAAAAAAATCTATTAACAGTCGCAGTATGTGGAACTATTCTAGCTGGTTCATCTATCATTGGTGGATTCATGTACAGTATCAATGACAGAAACAATATGTCTAAAAATATTGAGGCTGCAATACAAAAAGGTGTAGACCCTATTGCTGTTAAATGTGCCTATGAAACAGATGCAAAACCAGTTTGTATGGCCTATGCACTAGGTAGAAAATAATGCCTTCTAAAGATGAAATCCGTGAATTTAGCCTGAAGATTGAAGAGATTGCTGACGTATACCGTGTACCGTGTATGGAAGCAATCATTCAACATTGTGACGAGACAGGTATTGAAGTTGAAGTGGCTGCAACACTTATATCATCACACCTCAAGGCTAGAATAAGAGAAGAAGCCCAATCAGCAAACCTAATAAAGAAAAGTTCTAAATTGCCAATATGACTGAGAACACAGGCTTTGAAGCCTTTGCCTTATATAATGCTCTGAAGACACACTTTACCTCATCCTCATACGACTTCTTTAAGTACAATGGCAAAACCAATGTGAGCAAAGATTCTTTTATGAAGAACAAGGCCAAGTACCAGTTCTACAAACTATCTCGTAAGTATTCATTGGAACAACTCAGGAACTTTTTTCTGGCTAATTTCATATACGGAGACAGTACATGGGTTGGTGAGATGTTAGGACCAGAAGGCGATAAGGCATATTCAAAGTGGCAAAAGACCAATCAGTCCTTGACATATGTGTTTGAAAATGATATAATACGTCTTGTAGGTAATGATGCACCGGATCAAATGTTGATTGTCAATGATGGCCAACATCCAAAACTTCTCCGTGAAGTAATGTCTGGCACCATCGCTATTGAAACGATGGTCATACTGAATGATATAATGAATTTCTTTCCCATGTGGAATAGAAAGATAAGTGATGATATTATTTGGCCGAATTGGCGGTTAAAATGTGAAAAGTATGCACCATTCGTTACCTATGACAAGGTTAAATTTAAAAACATTTTAAAAGAGATAGTAATAGAACATGCATAAGTTTACAAAAGTCTATTTGGACATGGATGGAGTCATTTGTGATTTCGAAAAGAAGTTCAAAGAGATGTTCAATGTATCACCGGCATCAGCCGAAAGTCGCCATAGATTTGGTGACCTGTTTCATAAATTCTATAATGCAGGCGCATTTGCAGAATTGGACAAAATGCCTGATGCAGATGAACTATTAAACTATTTAAAAACGATTGAAGTGCCTATTGAGATACTATCATCTACAGCAAGGCCTTCAAGCAATGTCACCATATCACGCCAGAAACAATTGTGGCTTGATAAGAATGGCATCACATATCCTGCAATCTTTGTGCCTGGTGCTTCATTGAAGGCACAATATGCAGATGAGAATTCTATACTCATTGATGATACTGAAGGTGTTATCGATGCGTGGAATAAGGCTGGTGGTACTGGTATTCTTCACAAAGATGCCTTAACAACCATCAGCATTTTAAGTACACTCCTGAGTGTATAAATATGTTTATATTATGTACAATGTGGACAATCCGTCAATAATCCGTAATACTCCGTTTATAAAGGAAATAAAATCATGGTAGATTTCGCAAATCTAAAGAGAGACTCAAACAAGAATCTCGACAAACTAAAAGCCAAAGTTGAGCAACTCAACTCGTCAGAAGGCTCAGATAAATCCAACAATTTTTGGCGACCAGAAGTAGACAAAGCTGGTAACGGCATGGCTACTATCCGTTTTCTGCCTACATCAGCAGCCGATGGTGATGACTCATTGCCATGGGTTAAAATCTTTGAACACGGTTTTCAAGGTCCTGGTGGTTGGTTAATCGATAAGTGTTTGACTACTAAGAGTCAGCAATGTCCAGTATGTGAACACAACAACAAATTGTGGAACTCTGGTATCGAAGCCAACAAAGATGTTGTGCGTAAACAAAAACGTAAGTTGAGTTATATCGCCAATGTTTATATCGTATCTGATCCTAAGCATCCAGAGAATGAAGGACAAGTTAAATTGTTCAAGTTCGGTGCCAAGATTTTTGAAAAGATTACAGGCGTAATGAATCCTACATTTGAAGATGAGGCTGCGTTCAATCCATTTGATTTGTGGACTGGTGCTAACTTCAAGTTGAAGATTACTAAAGTTGCTGGTTATCAGAACTATGATAAGTCCGAATTTGCAACACCTGCACCATTGCTTAACGATGATGCTAAGTTGGAAGAAATCTGGAAGTCAGAGTTTGGTTTGAAAGACCTAACTGCTGATAAAGAGTTCAAGTCATATGATGATTTGAAATCACGCCTAGAGAAAGTTCTAGGACTTAATGGTGATGTACCTGTGCCTAAAACCACAGTAGAGACATTGAAGGCTATGCCACGTAAAGCAGAACCTGAACCAGAACTTGTTACTGAAGAAGACGATGATTTGGCTTACTTTGCAAAGTTAGCTGAAGAATAAAACATTTTCACTTTTCCCGAAGTGTTTTTCCCCGCCTAGTGCGGGGTTTTTTATACTGGCCGGAAATTAAACTTTTGCAGTTTCAACCATGTGTCTTCATCATTACGTACAGGCACAGAATCGGTTGTTATAGTTTCTGAAGTAGAACCACCACCTGCTCTAACATTCTTTGAGTTATTAATCACCGTAGTTTTTGATGTGGTGTTTTGGTCTATCTTTAATTGGTTATTTTGTTGTGTAGATGCTACTGCTTGTTGGCCTAGTGGATTGGCTACAGGTGGAGTTGGAGTCGCACTAGGTGTTTCCATTGGTATAGAAGTTTTCGGTTCAGGCGAAACACCATGCATACCACCAACAGATGCACCACCTTCTGTTGTAGCACCAGCGG